GTTACCTCCAGCTGTAATAGACGCAATCTTTGCCGATGTTATTGCAGGTTCATTGCAACCGCAAGAAGTCATCATGAGTGACGAAAAAAAAAAAGATGATAGCACAGTAGGTGATGCGCTAATCGCACTGGGTGAAGATGCGTCTGAAGATTGGTTGCTGATTGATGCATACAATGCAGATGAAGAAATTGAACACGAGTTCGCAGTGCGCACAGGTGCGGCACGACCAGGAGCAAAGAGTGAGCAAGATGCCATTGTCGATGGCAAATACTTTATTACTCGTTACGTTTATGCAGGTAGTTTTAGGCATGATAATATGCGCCCATTCTGCAAGAAGATGCTTGAAGCGGGCAAGCTCTACCGCAAAGAGGACATCGTGTCGATGGAAAATGTAGCGGTCAATCCCGGATGGGGGCCTGAAGGCGAAGACACCTATGACATTTGGTTCTACAAAGGCGGCGGTAACTGCAAACACTTTTGGGAAAAGCGTGTGTATGTAGATGCAAAGGGCGCGAAGATTAATCCTAATGATCCAGACGCAAAGCGTATCGCTGTGGCAATGGCTGAACGCATGGGATATAAGGTGCGCAACAATTTACTAGTCGCTAAACTTCCCGAGGATATGCCATATAACGGCTTCCTACCAACAAATCCAGTATACGGTAATCAATAATTACAACTATGGCAGAAGTACTTTTAATATCAGAAAACTACATTAAGAAATACACCACTGTTAACGGTAGTGTTGACCCGAACTTGATGTACCCATCCGTGTATTTGGCACAGGATAAATGGGTGCTACCTTTCTTGGGAACTGACTTGATGAACAAGATTAAAAACGATGTAGCGAATAACACGATTGCGGGCAACTATCAGATACTGCTTGAGGATTACGTGCAACGTGCGTTGCTGTGGTGGGTAATGGTTGACCTTACGCCGTCACTTTGCTACCGCATGGACAATGGCACTATTGTGCAGCGTCAATCTGAAGATACCACGCCCGTATCCGATGCAGTTATGAAAGATATGATAGACCGTGCAAGACAAAATGCGGAACACTACACCACATTGCTCGTTGATTACTTGTGTGCGAACGCTTCACTGTTTCCTGAATACTCAACTGCGCAGTGGCCTGACCGTAGCGCACGCACCGACGTGACCAACACGCTCAACTATCAGTTCTCATCGGGCAACACTGCTACCTCTTTTCGTCCTACGTACTCACGTAACATCATTAACCGAATACCATGACGGAAAAGAAATCACTAAAGCAAGATTATACCGAACGACTCCGCAAGTATGAGCGCGAGCTGTCACTAAAACTACGCAGCAATGCACCCAAAGAGCAAGATAAAACTAAACGGTAGTGCACGGCCTAAGTCGATTAGTTACCTACTCCAACTCTATGACGGGGTGTGGTCTATTCCGCTTGCCTTTTTGCTTTTCTTCCTTGCCGGGTACGCTAGTTTTCGCTACTTTGGTGATGCACTCATTAGCACTGAATACATCCAGTATATAGTTCTTGCCGCACTTGTTATGGTCGTGGCTAACTTCGTTGTATTCATGGGGCTGTATTTCAATTTTCGGGCACTTCAACGCATGGTATACTCAGCACAAATCAAACAGCAGGCACTAATTGATTTGAGCACATGGCAAAAGATACTGTTATACGTGGGCTTGTACTTTGCCTACTTTGCTGCCTTCCTGTATATACTTCATTTGCTGATGACGGTTACTGCGTAAGGGTAACGGCTGAAAGCTTTGTAGGGGTAAAAGAAAAGGGCGGCAACAATCAAGGATTCAACAGCGCAGAACTGCGTGCGCTTATGGCGGCACAAGGTTGGAAGCCCGGCTATGCGTGGTGCAGTTTCTTTGTCATGGCTATGCTTGCTGAATGCGGCATACCTAACACTATCACAGGGTGGTCACCTACTGCGTACAATCGCAAAGATGTAGTGTTTGATGATGGTAAATTTCTTAAGACGTACAAGGAGGGAGATGTGCTTGTAATGACCCTAAGTTATACCAACATGTATAATTCCAAAAGGTATAAAGGCATCGGCCACACGGGCATAGTCGATAAGATTGGCAAGTATTCGGTGCGTACCATTGAGGGTAATACCAATGAACAAGGTATGCGCGATAGCCGCACGCGTGACGGGGTGTATTATAAGATTCGTCCACTATCTAAAAATCTACACATAACAAGATGGAAAAAGCAAGGATAAACCCGATGTTAATCTATGGCCTAACCATACTGGTAATCGGTGTGCTGGTCATTATGCTATTTAAGGGCTGCAATAAACCATCAGCATCACCTGCCGTTGACAGGTTGCATAGCTTGAATGATTCACTGTATCAGGTTATACAATCAAATAACACAAAGACCGATTCACTATTTGCCAAAATAGACAGCATAAGAGCGTGGAGCGATACCATAGTACAACGACAGGAAATCACAAACCAATACTACACCAATGAGACCTACACTATTCTTAATTCTTCTCCTAGTGCTGCATCAAAGCAGCTGCGCTCAACGCTCAAAAAGTCGGACAGCCTCCTTAAATCCGGATTTTACACCCGAACTTACGACCTACGACGTGCAGCTTTTCAATCTGAACTACAATAGCATGATGTACTGGTACAACACTTCACATGAGATTGATTCATTGTATCAACTGGAGAAGTTAAAGGTGCATTACTACGCCAAAATCACAGGCATACAGGCAAACAGCTACGAAACGCTAGCGACAATCTACGAAAATAAGCAGGCAATTGAAAAAGCCATAGGCGAAGAAAAGGAAATGCAGATAAAGGACTTAAAGAAGCGTAATAAACGGTTGATAATTCACAACATTGGGCTATCCGTTGGCCTAACTGCGCTGGCTGTTTCATCTTTTTATTTAATTGTTTTATGATCAACATCGAACCAAAGGATATAATAACAATCGTAGCTGGTGCGGTATCGCTTTCAGGTCTTTACTATGCGCTAAAAAGAAACGTCGACAAACTAAATATCACAGTGCGCACTATGGACACACATCACAAAAGAGAAATCAGTGCTATACATCATCGTATTGATGAAATCAAAGATGATACGCGTACATCAATTGACAAACTTGAAGGAAAGATAGATGCTATTCAGAATCAAAACGCGATAATATCCGCAAATCTTGCGGAGCTTACAGGCTACATAAAAGCTAAAAAATAATCAATATGGCAAGCAAGTATGTTCAAGTCTATCAAGAAATATACAACGGGAATGGAGTGATAAATGAACGTGTAAGAATGGTAATGCAGAAGCATTCTATACCACTTACATTCAAATCATTTCTGCGTATGTATCAGGCGTGGCGCAACCATAACTACGGCGGCGAAAAGTTGCAAGACCATGTTCCCGAAGTCAGGAAAATGGTGCAGCCTACCGGGCAGCTCGACAAGTTGAAGTATTCACTGAATGCATTCGATGAGATAGTGAATGAGTTGAAGCCTGATGTGAATCAGTTTGACCTGCCCGCATCACTTGAATCAAACTACCAGCCGTACAAGCTACCGACAAATCACAACGACATACTGCTGTTAAGCGATATCCATGTGCCCTACCATAATATACCAGCGTTAACGCTTGCGTTGAAATATGGGCTTGAGAATAACGTGAACACGATACTGCTCAACGGTGACGTTATCGACTTCTATGCAATCAGTAGATTTGAGAAAGACCCGCGCAAAAGAAATTTTGGGCATGAGGTATTGATGACCCGTCAATTTTTGGCTACACTGCGCAAGCTATTTCCAAACGCTGCTATCTATTACAAGTGTGGCAATCATGATGTGCGCTATGACCACTACATCATGCGCAATGCACCCGACCTTTTAGGCATAAATGAATTCAGCTTTGAATCGCTAATGCACTTAGATCAACTGAACATCACATTCATCCCGGATAAGCAAATAATCCATGCAGGCAACTTGACAATCTTGCACGGTCACGAACTAGGTACATCGGTATTCAGTCCTGTAAACATTGCGCGTGGTTTGTTTTTGCGTGCAAAAGACAATGCGCTATGCGGACATCATCACCAGGCGAGTGAACACAGTGAGCCGAACATAAAAGGAAAGCTTACAACTTGCTGGAGCGTGGCGTGTCTGTGCGAGCTTCACCCCGACTATATGCCTATCAACAAACATCATCATGGGTTTGCGCATATCAAGGTGATGGACACAGGAGAGTTTGAAGTGAGTAACTATCGCATTGTCAACGGTAAGATTAGATAATAGAAAAGCCCCCGCCGTTGCAGGGGCTAGTCCAATCAATAACATAAAAACAATATACTAATCACTGCGGCAAATATACACTATGAAGCGCAAACAACATCCGAAAGTAGTACACCGTAAACTCGGACGTGAGCGTGCGCATGGGCAGTATCTAAACAACGTGATTGAGATTGACCCTACGCTAGCACCTATGCGCTACATGATTGTACTCATCCACGAATATCTTCACCACATTCAACCTGAGTGGAGTGAGGAGAAGGTGGATGCGGAAGGCGAAGCACTGGGTAGATTTCTTTGGAAGCAAGGCTTTCGCAAGGTGCAGCAGTAATCAAAACTTATCTGATATACCGGCTTCAACTAATTCAGTCGCTAACCATTCGCGCATCTTGCCTACTAACTCGTACTGTTCTTCGGTAAGGTCTTGATACTTTTCAAGGCTACGCAAGTGCTGCCTGAATTCATCAATCATGTCAAAGTATTTTATGCCATTGATAGCGCAATCAAATGCATGCTGGTCTTCGTGTAGATCAAAGGTTAGTGTTGCTGTCATTTATTTTTTTTAATGTTTTTTTTGTTTTATCACTAACTTTTTTTTTATTACTGCTACACATATACCACCTTATAGAATTAATACTAACTTTTATATTTTTTTCAGTTAGCTGTTTCAAAATTTCTTTTGGCTTTAATCCTTGCTCTTTAAAAGCGGCTACTTGGTTTTTAATTGTGTTTTTCATAATTAATTTTTTTTTATTTTGTATTATTAAAAGAATTGAGTTTTAAAATTTCATTTTTAACATGGTGGTAGTATGCCTTGACTGAGTAGAACTCACCCGTGCCTTCAAAGTCTTGCATGATTTCACTAGGTGCGTTAACCAGTGCTTCATCTACGCAATGCAGTGCAGCGTTAACTGATTTGATATGCACCTCAGCTAGGTTGCCTTCCTGCTTGCCATTCTCGATGATGTCAAAATAGTTCGAGTACAGTTGCCATGCTTTGTCTTTTGGTTTCATAAAAAAATTATAAATCAATTTTTATTTGTGGAGTAGTTACTTTTACGCTTGACTCTTTATAGTTAATGCTATTGTTTTCATATAAAACTATATTTTCAATTAAATCTCCAATCTTTGCGTCTAGTTTTTTATTTGGCCCTTCATGCCAGTAAATCATTTGGCTGCCCTGCTCAAGTGTGTATGTAATTATGTTTTTTGAAAATGGGCCGTCATATGGCGTGCTTATATTAGTTACAACATATAAGCTTGGCTTTTTTATTTCGGACAAGTTATGGCTATCTATTTGCTTTTCTGTTTCTTGCTTTACAAATGTGCCGTTAATCATAGAACCTTTTCTATTTTTAATTTCTTGATAAGCCCCGTTTATACATTCTTCAATGCTTGTATTAGTCATATAAGCCATATTAGTAAGCACAATAACAATATCGCCTATTGCGTCTTTGTATTCATCATAGTCATCTTTTAGTATGCTTCTAGATAGTTCGCCTATTTCTTCATTTAGTTTAAGGAATTGAGTTTTTACATTTCCTTTTTCATATAGGCCGCGCTCAGTAGCCCATTCCCGGATTGGAGCAAATTCATTTTTTAAATTCATAATTAATTTTTTTTATTTTATTACGTTAACTTTTATTCTTTGTTCGCAGATGTAATTATTTATTACAAAGTCATCCGCTAAAAAATTTGAAATAGATGGCTTATTTTTTAATCTTGGTAGCTTGTGCTTTTTATTTGATATGTAAAGTTTTACGGCTTCAATATGCTCCTCGTATAGATGAGCGCTAGCTGCATTAATAATTACACAACCGCTTTTTAAATTTAGCTCTTTAGAAAAGCTTTCTAAAATGCCGGCATACATAATCATATCATAAGGAAGCCCAACAAATAAATCCAAAGACCTCATGGAAACAATAAGATCTACCCGCTTGCCTGAAATAACAAATTGAAAGCTGTAATGGCAAGGGGGCAGCTTCATCTTATCTATATCAGATGGATTCCACATTGAGCATAATAATCTGCGACTAGCCGGATTTATTTTTGCCTCTTGTATTATTTGCTGCAGTTGATTAATGCCGTTAAAGTTTATAAGCTGATGTCCATATACCGGCCCTAAATCGCCATTTTCATCACTCCATTGATCCCATATTTTTACACCGCGCTCATTTAACCATTTTGTATTTGTTAAACCTTTTAACATCCACTCGGCTTCTATTAAAGCACTTTTAAAAAAAACTTTTTTACCGGTTACTACCGGAAAACCATTTGATAAATTAGCTTGAATCTGTTGCCCTGTTAATTGCAATGTTAATCCATTGCGCCCCTGAACTTTTACCCCTTTAGATAAGCACTTGCTTAAAATTTTGCAATATTTTTTTTCGTATATGTTCATAGCTCTTTATTTAAAAAATCATTTAAAGACGCCACGTAAGCAACAAGATCAAGTAAGTTGTCTTCTTTATGGCAATTTGATTGCCGCGCTAATTTTAAGGCTATTAAAACATAATACGCGTCTTCTATTGTAATTTGTTTATCGGATATTTCTGAAGCTATTAAAGCCGTTTTTTTCATGCATATATGAAAATCCCCATATTGCCTTTGCTTTTCTTCAGCCCTTAAAAATACAATTTCATTTGCTTTTTCTAATATGTTCATAATTTAATAGTATTAAGGTATTCACGCCACATCGGTACACGCTCTTGCAGTTTTGCGATTGCATCGGCATCAAACCCCACAACCTTTTCATGTATGCGGTCTTGCACTGGGATATCGTATGTCCATACCATGCGGTGACTTTCCAAATCTGCATCCGGGTAATCGCGCATAAACTGTTCCATGTCGTAAATCATTGAACGCTCAATGCCTTGTGCTTTTTTCATAAACGTAGGGTCTGACTGTGCGTCAATTAAGTTCATGCGGCGTGCAAGCTTGTACTTCTCATCGTTAATCATTTGCAGTGGTGCGTTGACTAGCACAAAACAGAACGTAGCACGCGGCGCACCTGTTAGCCACATGTATGCTTGACCCTGCCAAAAGTAATCCTTGCTAAGATCGTTTGCTTTTGCATCGTGGAATGTGAACACGTCCCAAGATGATTTGATGTCAGGCACATTTACCACTAGGTCGGTTTGATCATCTTTAATCAGCAAGTCAGGTGTGCCCCTCACAAACTCATTTGTAAAAATCTGCTCATTCTTAAACACAATCTGCTTGCGTTCACGACGCCACATGTCTATCGCATCATTCTCAACGGCCAAACCTTTCTCGATGTACTTGTTGCTTATCTCTTTGTAGCGTTTGTAACGCTGCTGCACATACACTTCCAGCAGTGCGCTCTTTGTGGTTTCGCTCAAACCTGTTTTGGTTCGTGCATCGGTCATCAACTTACCTAGCTGTGACGCTCTAAATAGTACTTGTTCCATTTGCTTTTGTGTTATTGATTTGATTGCTAATGTAGCAACTGTTCGGAAATTCCGAACAACTGCCACATCTTTTAACATTTAGACTGATTCACTGAATTGACGCATTTCATCCCCGCGATCAATAAGAAAGTTGCGGCGGTTGTTTAGTTCTTCGTGTACATGTGCAAGCACTTCGCTACTGCATGCCTTCTGAATGCGTGTGCAGTCCATTAGCGTTTCGGCATTGTTGATTAGGTCAAGCACGTAGGCCACATCTTTATCTGCTCCCTGTGGTAACTTACCTTTAAGATTGAATGCCTTGTATACGTCTGCATTCTTACGATTCAAATCACGGCCAAACAACTTACCAAATGACTGTGCTGCATTCTTAAGGCATTCAGTTTTCAGTTTAGGAAAAGCAAGGTCTAATGCGTTTGGTTTTTTGTTATCTGCATTCAACGCCCATCGGTTGCGCTCTACGTTGTCAAGGTTCTGCGGCGCGCGGTCAACCATGATGATAATTGAAGCTGCACCAGTGCGGCGTATCTCATAGCCGCTGATGGGGTGTATTGCAATCAGGTCGATGCTGCCCACTACTTCATTTGCCATACGCTCCCATCTGAAGTTTTCAGTGCGCCAATGGCCAAAGAACATTTCATCTAGTGTGGTCTCAACGTGTGAAATAACTAGCGTCTGCGCTTTAAGGTCTGGTGTCTTTTCAATACCGGCTACATCGGGCGTGGCGTTGAGCATCTGCTGAAATTTCTGTAATGCTTCCAAATTGTCTTTGTGTATACTGTTATTCATGTTATTGATTTTAGATAATAAAGATAAGGATTAATAGCGCATTAGGCAATCATTCAACTCTTGACAATAGTTAAGAATTGCAAAAACGATTGCAGTGTACACTATATACTTGATGACTTTGCTTGCTTTCATGTTTTTAAATTTAAGGGTAAATATGCGTTGACGAGTCGCATCCCTCGTTAATTATTTATAATGTAACTATAAACGTGTGATTATCTACATTATAATATCCATTTACAAAACGGTTTGTTACAGGACAGTAAAAAGTAGAAGCCAGTATTCTCATTTTTTTAAAAAGTGATTTTTTTACAGTTTGCATCATATAATCTCCAAGTACCTGAACACTACCTGTTTTTAATGAAGGCACATTAAGAATATCACACCAAGCTTGTTGCTCTTCAGCTGTTATTGGTGTAATTCTTTCGATTTGATAAACTTCGATTTTCATTGCTTTGTGTTTTAAATTGTTTTGTTGTTGTTTGATGGTCAAATTTACGGCGCAATTTCTTGCACTCCGGCAATTTTAACAAATTTTAACAAATCGGTTATTGAGAATCAGCGTGTTAGCTTCAACCGGTTACAGATTGTAACCACCTCACACCCACGAATAGCTGCCGTAGTTCGGGAACAGTTCGAAGTACACACGCATCATAATTGCATCAGCGTAGTCAGGACTTTTGCCATGCATGCGTGCTATCTCGTCCTTACTGATCACTGCAAGTTTGCCATCGGCTTCAGGTTGCCTACGGCGTATCATGTCCAGTTCTTGGATGATAACGTCACGGAACTGATTCACTTTGAATATCACCTTGTTCTGCTCAATCAATTCTGCGAGCTTGAAATAGCATTCCGCTTTTTGGTTGGTGTATCGGTCTGGTTGCTTAGCACGCCCACCGTTAAGGAAGCCCCGGCAACGGAGGTGGTCGACCGCACCCCCGCCGACCCCATCCTCATCGCATATCACATTACTAAGTTTAATGCTGTGCCTGTCGCATAGTTGCCGAATGGTGGCAACAACAGCTGTGATTGGTTGTTTGCGTAGTTCGTGTATCTCAATAAGGTGCAATCCATGCCACACGCAAATAACACTTCTATCTTTTCCTAGTCGTGCGATGTCAGCACTTATATACTTTTCACCTTTGCTTTCTTCATCCCGGAAGCAACGCACAAGGTCATCATATTGGTAAAGGTTGTCTACGCTTTCATCATACTCCCAGTCACCATGCAATAGCCTTCGCCTGTCTATTTCGGGCAAACGTTCTAGCGTTTCGATATAACTTTCGGGCAGGTGTGGGTTATCGGTCGGCAGCGATGGAATGAATGCAAGATGTTGGGGCAGGTTGTCCATCTTATGCGGTGCGTAGAACTCATTATACAGCCATCCTTTGGACGGATTGCATGTGAGTAGCATCTTCGGTGGCAAATCAAATTCCCGTAGCTTAAAACGAATGCGGGACTGGAGTATATCTATTGCACGTTTTGATACTTGTGCGGCTTCATCCACATAAGCATCGGTTAATTCAAGACCTCCTAGCGAATGAAATTCAGGGTCCGATGGATACGCAAACAAATCTTTTAGAATTATCTCGCTGCCATTGGCAAAGGTTATAACGTGCGTTTGATTATTGATTGTGTAGTGTTCATTAGGTGCTAGCCCTAACATGTGCGCTACCTCAAAGAACGTCTTGAGCGTGGTCTTTTTCAGCGTGTCGAGTTTGCTACGGCCTATCAGCCCTCTTGTGCCGGGATACTTGAACCGTCGGCTTATCTGCCATGCACAACCGATAAACGACTTGCTCCCGCCTGCTGCTCCACCGAAAAGCACCACACGTGCTGGGTGTGAATTACCCAATACGCGCAGTGCTTCATTTTGTTTCGGTAGGTACTTAATCATAATCTTTTGTAGTCAGGACAGGATTCGAACCTGTATACTATGAGGATTACCCCATTTTACGTTCCTTGTACTTCGGAACAACGTCTACCATTGCGCCACCTGACTAATCTTTTTTAAAACGGCAAATCGCCTGTGCCTTGTGAATCATCATCGTGTTGACGTTTCTCCAGTGGCTCGGACATCTTGCCCGAAAAGAACTTGCCACTCTTGCCTTCCTTGACCCACGCAGCAAGGCGCATCTTCTTGCCACCTACCATGATTTCACCTGTGTACTGTGGCCCGTTGTTGGCTACGTTGTTGTTCTTGAATAGGGTGAACTGACCCTCTTGCATTTGATAGTTACTCATTGATTTAATTATTGATTATGTTTATATCATCCATCATAAAAGCTATCGTGATATGTCCACGCATGTTGCTAATCTCTGCTATTGTGAATGGTTCTTCGTCGATGCTGTGACCGTTAATAAAACCGATGAACACTTCCGTATTATCCGGGTATTGAGCTAGCACATCGCAAAGTTCACCGATAGTCATAGCTTGTATTCATTTTTGTCTGTAAGCAAATGTAACTCCTCAAAGATAAGACGCATTGCAACATTATCAGTCATCGATGGTCGCATACTTCGCTTAGCTGTTAACACAAATAGTTTGCGTAGCAGTTCAATCTCGCGCTGCTTATCGTAGTCCTTCATTTGTGTTTGTTTCTATTATTTCGTCAATTGGTTTAATCTCTTGTACGTACCATAGATGTTTTTTAGCTTCTTCTAATGTATGGTACAAGTCTTTTAAACCCCATGAGTCGTAGTAGTCAACCCACCAACGCTTCCATAAAAACTTCTTTTCTACTTGGTAAAAGTAATAGAGCTTCCCACTTGGCATTGTTCGTTTAACTATGCGTACATTTTTCATCAGTATTCATTTTGGTTTTCAATCAGCTCGCGATAGCGTTCGTATCTATATTCTGTAAACTGAAAAGGTTTATTTTTGTAAAGTCGGAAGCGCTGGTCATTTACCCACTGTGGCAGTTCATCGTACTCGCGCATTAACGCAACTTCAAGTTCGCTAGGTTTGCCGCGTATGATTTCCTTCACCGGCTCTTGTAACATTTTTGCATCTAATTTTGTTACAACATCCTTCATCGCTTCATTCATTTGCGGGTGTGCAAAGACATCATAGATGTTGTTGTTGCTTTGCTGCTCCTGCTTCATGCGATCTGTGATAAGCTGACGCTTCGGCATATACTTTACAATCCACTCAAAGAACACCTGCCCATCAATGCGATTATACACGGGGCCAAACTCACCTTTCATAGCCATACGGAAGCACATGCGCAGTTCTTCAATGCGTAGGTAGTAATACTCCTCCATTATCAATTCAGCTGTCAGCATCAACTGCTGTGCGTTCATTGGTTGCTGAAGGTTAAAGTACTGCTGACATTCATCCATCAATGCAACTAGCACACCCAGTGCTGTTTGCTCACCTTTATTTTTTTTAAGTTCGCTCAGTGCCGGTGAGGTCTTCGATGCTAAGATTTTCTGCAAGGTGACTTCTGTACTGTTTGCGGAACTGCTCAAGTTCGCTAGCTCGTTTTTCTCGGTCATTTTGAATTACGAATTTTGGTTTGTTGTTTTCAAATTTAGAATTATTGTTCATCCAATTGCGGACGGCAGCTTCCCAATTTTTCATTTTGTTTTTACCTACCATCCAGCCATTGCTTTCGTAATGGTTGAAGAATGCCTTTGATTCAGTCAGCACTTTGGCATCAGCCCAAACATTCCCGGCTAATGCATTTTTACTTTTCATAAACTCAAATATCTCTTCATACGTCGGAGCACGAAAGTGCGACCTAGAAACCTTAGCATTCACATTTACATTTTTATTATCATTCACATTAGCATTTACATTATCATTTACATTTACATTAGCTTCAACCTTGGTTGCTTCTTGCTTAGGTTTTGCTTCCTGTTTGCTTATGACTTGCTTAACTTTTGGTTTGTTCCCGTTTTCAAATCGCTTTTGATTTGCATCAAGTTGCGGCTTGATTAAAGTGAACACAGTCTTAGTCACACCCTTCAACTCGACCTCGTTAAAGTTCAATGCGTATTCGAAGATGGCAGAATACACTACTACTTGAAGCTCTGCCTCCAGTTCTTTAATCGCTTCATAGAATGAGCGATAAAATATTGTTGATTCTCTCATGACTCCATATATTTTTTGATTGTTATTGTGAATTCTTCAAATGACCTGCACACCTTGACGGCATAGCCTTCATTGATGAGCATGGTGTGAACGATTTTTTGATTCTCAGAAAGCTTACCCTTTTCCGTTTTCATCTCGATAAACAGTGCATGGTACTTCATGCATGGCATGCATATCATCAGGTCAGGTATACCCGGCATGGCTCCTTCGGCCTTCAGGATGTTCCAACGTTTGGCCCGTTGCACTGGAGTACCACCGATGTATACGCCATTCGGAAAAGATGCAATGACGGTGCGTGGGAATGAGTATCTAAACCACTCTACGCAGCGTTGTTGGATTCTGCTTTCTTTGTGCTTCATTTGTTTAACATAGATTGCATTGCTAACCAAAAGGAACCTATGTAATCTTCATTTGCCTCAATGCTTACCACAGGCAAATCGTGTTCAAGCTGGATGTACTCCCATGGCCCAAGTGGCGCAACCTCGTAATCACATCCCATCGCAACACTGCAGAATTCAATCGTGTGTAGATCCACAGGAATATCGAACTTGACTATATACCGCTTTGAGTAATTGAGTGTGCATAAGTAGTACATGCGGTTGAGGTTTACAATCTTGCGTCGCACTGGTATGTTGTAGCGTTTACTCTGCACAATCTTTTCATTTAATATTTCGGCCTCTACTTCGCTTTGACCTTCCATGAATTCAAGCGTCTCAATCATCCTTTTCCATTTAAGTTCGTGCTGCTTTGGCCCAAAGATTAACCGGGCAAATCGCAGTAGCTTTTTCGGATTGATGTTAAGGTGTGCAGCCATTACATTGAATGGTATTGTACCAAAGTACTTTTGAATGTAGATGACATCGCTACGGCTAGGCAGCGCGCGGTTACTTGGCATATCTTTTTCTTTTTGTGCGCGTGTCTTTACGCAACGCACTGGTAAATTTATTTCATTCATCGCCTTCATGTTTGATTGTTATTTGTTTTACTAATTCATGCACTGGCACGTTAAATGCTTTTGCTAACTTTTGCAGCTGTTCAAGTTTGATACTGTTGTTATCACGGCACCAGTTGTAGATAGTTTTTCTTTGCACGAACACACCGTGTTTTTGCATTGCCCGCAAAAGGGCAGCTTTACTGCCCAGTTTGCGGGTGATTAGTCTATCCAAGTTGCTTTTCTTCATAGGGTCTAAGTTGTGGATTAACGTTGTAGAATATTTCGCGATGTGCGATGCTGAACTGGTGCTTAAATACCTGTTCACTAATGATGCTAACTTGCCAATTCATACTAGCGCGGTCGATAATGTTTTGCACATCTTTCGGGCCATCAATCTCATGCGTGTCAGTTACTACAGCATAGTCACCGTAGCAGCATTCAACCTTAATCTCTTTGCCTGATTCATCAATCATAACGTAAGCAGTCATGCGGTCGCTCATGTGCTTAGTGAAAAAAATAGGTAGATTCATTATATTGTGTATTTATTGATTTATGTTTTAAAGATTGTGCGTTACAGTTGCACCCTGTTTGTTTTAGTGGTAGAATGAGTGTTCAATTTCGCTATCTAACTCATCCTTCCAATCTTGCGGCCATGTGTCATAGATTTCAGTAACGTTTTTTTTGTTTTCGTACAAGATGAACTCTTTCGATTCACAGTATGTGAACTGACTGCCGTCTACACCGTAGTCATCGTAAGACATTGTGAAGTAAATTATCACATCCAGTTCGTGCTCGCCGTCTGGAGTAAAAAACATGATTTTTTTTGTCATAAAATTTGTATTACTTTTGTTATTGATAGGGCGAATGTAAGGGTAAGCGTAACAAATTACCCAGAATTTTAACATTTATTTTTGCTGGATAGCGTAAGTCGCGAAATATCAAGGCATTACAAATCATGGCTGGCAAAGGCTAACGGCTTAACTCACGACAAAAACAGGGCCAGTGACCTGGTGCATGAGGTAATCACCCGGCTATTGGATAGACCGCAGCAAGATGTAGTTGATATAGTGTGCGGTGGTAAGGTTAGGCAGTATGTTGATCGTGCACTGTGGCTATCATGGCACAGCAATAGAAGCGACTACGCCACACGCTATCGCAAATACTACGAACTTATCACAGATAAGCAGGTTGATGACGCCAAACAAGATGAGACATGGGTAGGACACTTCATAGACGGTGAATATCTATACAGCGCAATCGGTAGGCTTAATGAGCACGACGCGATTTTACTACGTCTATATTCCAAGCCTGACTTTGACTACAAAAAACTTAGCGACGAGACAGGCATACCCAATGCCTACTTGCGTCTATCAATTCACAGGGCAATCAAAAGAATAAGAAAATATGTTCAACTTCAACGTGCATCCAGCCATCCAACAGGAGAGGCTTAGCATCTGCAAGAAATGCAAATGGTTTAACAACGGGTGGTGCGGCACGCCCGTAATCGGCAACACGATAGAGCCTGAAGAAAACAATGTTACTTACTACAAAGAAAAGATAAGGTTGTGCGGTTGTCACATGCCAACAAAAGTGATGTTTAGATTTACATCATGCCCGGCACATAAATGGCACGCATTGAACTGGAGTAAACGTGAGATAGCACAGCTTGATGTATTTATAGCAGGTTTAATAGGTGCGCATAAAATAGAGCAGGTAGATATTAATGAACTTTATGCGTGGTATTCTAAGATTACGGGTACATTACAATTACCATCACAGTGCCCGTCATGCATCCGTGACCTTATCCAAGAATTCAGACGTCAATTAGGAAAACAAATTGTTATAAACAAATCTTAACAACATGCCATTTGAAAAAGGATTATCAGGCAACCCACACGGCAGGCCCGTTGGTGCGGTTAGCGACAAAGTAAGAATGTGGAATGAACTCGGTGAATGGTTCGTATCGGAAGGTGCGCAAAAGTGTATGCGCATTATGAACGACATGGAGGATGAAGAGTACATCAAACACTACACGGCACTACTCGAATACTTCAAACCAAAACAGGCACGTGTGACGCACGCTGGTGATTCTAGAGCGCCCGTAGTTATTACCGTACACGGAGACTTGTAA